AATCATCTGTTTCATTAGTAAATACTTCATTAGGTATCAGACTTTCTACACATGAAAAATTATGTGCAGAAAGAATGAAACATTTAATTAAATCTATTGATGAATTAAATAGAAAAGTATCTAAACTTTCAGATGATGTTTCACGAGGTAAAGGAGCAGTTGCTGTTTTAATTGGTATAGGAACTATTATAGCAGCATGCATAGGTTATTTTAGTATAAGGTAAAAATGTTAGAAAAATTAATGACTTTGCTAGTTGGAATTTTATTAGCTCTAGCAGGTTGGACTCTTACTAGAACATTTGATCTTTCTACCAATCAAGCAGTACAATTAGATAAAGTTTCTAAACTTGAAAGACAAGTAGAAAAACTTCAAGATAAATTAGAAGATATGACAGATTCAGATGAAGAAATTATGAAACAACACGAATTATTATTTAAAAAATTAGAAAATTCAAACTCAGGGTATAGTTATAACTAATGGCACTTAAAATTTCAGAAGAAGCAGCAGTCCAAATGCCAATGAAAACGGTTGCAAGCTTAATTGCATTGGTTGCAATCGGCACGTGGGCTTTTTTTGGTATTCAAGAAAAATTAAATTCAAACTCAACAAAATTAGAATTAATGGAGAAAGATTTAATTGAAAACACAGCATTTAGAATAGGCTGGCCTCGTGGTACTTTAGGAAGTCTTCCGGCCGATTCAGAACAATTTATGCTTATTGAGGAGTTATATAAACAAGTAGAAAAATTACAAATACAACAAGAATCCGGAATGCATAATAAAGTTAATATAGAATTTTTAACTAAACAATTAGAGAAAGCTTTAGAAGATATTGAAGAGCTTAAGGATTCTAACAGAGAAATACATTATAAAAACGGAAATGGAGGCTGAAACATGGAAGAAATTGTAATAGCATTATTAATGATAGTTAATCAAGAAATTAAAGAACATAGAATTCAACCAAATATGTCAACATGTTTGAAAGGTAAAAGAGTGGCTGAACGTGAATCTAAAAGCCATGTTCAATATCAATGTATTAAATCATTAGCTGAAACAGAGATATATTTAGGTGAAAAAAGTATAGTTAAGCTTATTTTAAAATAATAATGAAAAAAGCTAATAAAAAGCGCAACCCTGTTGCGAAGCAATTAAGACATTTTAAACAAAAGATTATTCAGAATAAAAAAGCATACAGTCGAAAAAAATTAAACAAAATTTAAAGCTTTCAATATTAATATTTTTGTTTTATATCTACTAATAGGAAAGTATGGTATGAACCAGGAGGTATACTACTATGAAAAAACAAGGATACAATGCTAGAAAAGACGAACAATTAGGAATGACTAGAGGAAAAGAGTCAGGAAAAAAAATGTCTATGGCTGGCAGAAGAAAAGTAGCTAAAGCTACTCGTAAGCCAAAAGGTACTTATGGCTTTAAAAAGAAAAAAAGATAAGTGCTAAAGAGAGGAGGTTTTAGTAATGAAAAAAGGTTATCATAAAACTAAAGATGGTAGAACTGCAAAAAAAGGTCTTTACTATTATATGAACAAGAGAAAAAAATCAGGAACAAGCCGAAAAGGAAAAGGCACAGTTTCTGATAGAGCCTTAAAACGATCTGCTAAAACAGCTAAAAGATAATGCCTTTTAGATCAGAGAAACAAAGACGATACCTTTGGAAAAATAATCCAAAGATAGCAAAAAGTTGGTCTAAAAAGTATGGCAGTAAAATTGCCAAAAAGAAAAAAAAGAAAAAGTAATGGAAGTTGAATTAGAAAAAAAAAAATTACAATTCACTAATGAAAAAGGTGAAAAAGTAAGAGTTGATGTCGATCAAGAACAAACTGAAAAAGATGAAGAAGTTTTTGAAAGAAATCACTACTCTAATTTAGCAGAAGAACTACCAGAAAGAGAAGTAGCTAATGTAGGAAGAGATTTAGTAAAATCTTTTGAAGATGATAAAAGCTCAAGAAAAAATTGGGAAGATCAATATTCAAAAGGACTTCGTATGTTAGGTGTCGTTGTAGAAGATAGACAAGATCCTTTCCCGGGAGCTTCAGGTGTACATCATCCATTATTAGCAGAAGCTGCTACACAATTCCAAGCTAGAGCCATTGCAGAAATGTTTCCTGCGGGTGGTCCAGTTAAAACTCAAATCATTGGTAAAACAACTGATAAAAAATTAGAGCAAGCTCAACGTGTTCAAGATTTTATGAATTTTCAGGTTACTCAAGAAATACCAGATTATTTTAACGAGTTAGATCAAATGTTATTTTATTTAGCTCTAGCTGGAAGTGCTTTTAAAAAAATTTATTTTGATAATACATTAGATAGGATTTGTTCTAAATTTGTACCAGCAGAAGATTTTGTTATTTCTATGGAAAATACAGATTTAGAAACTGCAGAAAGATATACTCAAATAATGAAACTAACAAGAACGGAAATAAGAAAACATCAAATTTCAGGTTATTACAAAGATATTCCATTAAGTAAAGCTGAAAGTAATGCAGGAGCAAATAGAGGAGATTTAGTAGAACAAACTTTACAAAGATTAGAAGGTATGACTCCAAGTATGGCAGATAAAATACATACAGTTTTAGAAGTACATACTAATTTAGATTTAGGAGAAGATAAAGATGAATTAGCTCTTCCTTATATTGTTACAATTGATTATGAATCCCAAAAAGTTTTATCAATAAGAAGAAACTGGAAAGAAGAAGATTCATTAAAAAGAAAAAGAACATATTTTATACATTATAAATATCTTCCTGGCTTAGGCTTCTATGGCTTTGGTCTTATACAAATGATAGGTGGACTTCAACATGCCAGCACTGGTGCTTTAAGAGCACTATTAGATTCAGCTGCTTTTGCAAATCTCAATGGAGGTTTTAGAGCTAAAGGAGCAAGAATTGAAGGAGGAGACATAACAGTTTCTCCTGGTGAATGGGTTGAAGTAGAAGCATATGGTGATGATTTGCGTAAATCTTTTATCCCTCTTCCCTTTAAAGAACCATCACCAACCTTATTACAATTATTAGGTGTATTAACTGAGTCAGGGAGACGTTTTGCTTCTATTGCAGATGCAATGATTGGTGATTCTGCTGGATCAGGTCCGGTAGGAACCACTATTGCTCTAATAGAACAAGGCTCTAAAGTTTTTAGTGCTATTCATAAAAGAATACATCAAGCTCAAGGAAGAGAATTTAAATTAATTTATGAATTAAATGGAGAATATTTAGATGATGAATATTCTTTTGAAGTAATAGGTGAAAATAAAAAAATTAGAAGAAAAGATTTTACTTCTTCAATAAGTGTAGTTCCAGTTTCTGATCCAAATATATTTTCTCAAGCTCAAAGAATAGCTTTAGCACAAACAGGTTTACAATTAGCAAGAGAAACACCAGATATAATAGATGTTAAAGAAGCAACTCAAAGATTTTTACATGCTTTAAATATTCCTGATTATATGGATTTAATGATTGAAGATGAAGATACTCCTAGACGTGATCCAGTATCTGAAAATATGGCATTATTAAATACTAAACCAATTAAAGTGTTTGAAGATCAAGATCATCAAGCACATATTATGGTACACTCACAATTTATAAATGATCCTAGATTTGGCGGAAATCCAGAAGCTAAAGAACAATTATATCCAGCAATGTTAGCTCATATAGGTCAACATATGGCATATTTATATCAACAACAAATGCAAGCACAAGTTCCTCCAGGAAATCCAATTTCTTCTGGTGATTTTAATAGAGAATTAAATGAAGAACCTTCTGATGAAATAAGTATAGAAGAAGAAAACAGAATTGCAGCAACTGCAGCACAAGCAGCACAACAATTAATGGGAAGTATGCCTCCTTCTCCTGAAGAACAAAAACAACAATTAGAAGCAGAAGAGAAAAAAGCAAATATTGCTTTAAAAGCCGAAGAACTTCAAATAAGAAAAGCAAGATTTATGCAAGGTGTTAAAGAAAGCGAAAAACAAAACATGAGAAAAGATGCAGAGACAAAAGCTAAAATAGTAGAAACAGCTTCTAAGGTCGCTAGAAAAGATAAAAAAAAATAATGGGCGCAAAAGGTGAAGAAATAAGACAAGCTAAAAAGTTTTTAGAAAATAAAAAAATTTCTATTAAAAAAGTTAAACCACATTTATTTGCAATTGCTGCAAATGGATTGAAAAAAGATTTTGATAATACATTAAAATTT